TAGTTGAATTAACCGAAGATATACAAAACGAGATGAGTAAGGTTAATGACAAAGATTTCGTAGTTCATGCAGTTATTAATGACGACATATTATATTTTATAGACTTGCTTGAGGCAGCAGATGAGAAGACTCACAATATGCCCGCTAAAGACCGAGTTAGGCATTTGCGCGCACACTTTGAATCATCGGAACATATCAAAATGCCCGAACCCTACAATACCAAACGCGCGGATGATGAAGGGTTAGAAGAAGCAATTCATTTATTACGCGAAGAATCGTCTTGTGATATTCTTTTACGAGATGCTTCTGCTACATATATGAGAGGTGAAATAAGACACCCTAAATGGATTCTTTTGAGTAAAGAAAAGAAAATAGATGTTATTATACTTGACCGTAAAGGTATGAATTACCGTATCGGCGTTGGTCCAATTATGCATCCCGAACATTACGGGTCGCGCTCGGTGGAATTGAACGGAGAACATTACATGGATGTTGGAAGCGCTAAAGGGCCGAGAGGGTATGACAAAGGTGAATATATTTCTGTATTTTGCACAGGTGTTACATCACAAGGGGATGATAACCCAACTTACAAAATACGCTCGGCAAGAATTGACCGAGAAGCACACCCTCAAGCCGCAGATAGCGTTGAAACATTATGCATGTTATGTAGCGATTCAAAAATACCTCATAAAGTTAGATTGAATAAAGGCGCTATTCATGTTTTATTCCCATCGCTTGATGATGAAGTTATTTACAAAGTGGAAGAAGAAGAAGGAGGTTGGATGCTTGACCCTCAAAAGACTCTATGGGGTCACGGAGAAAATTACTTCATCAAATTATCCGAAGATATGCGACCTTATTGGAGTCCGATAGCGACTATACTTCTCAAGAAAGACAAAGAAAATCGAGAAGTTAAACCCGAAGTTCCGGCAGGTCATACTAAGAAGCGCAAACATATACTGCCCGAAGAAGAAGAGATTATCAAACGCGGTCTTGAGATGGCTGAATTGATGTTAGAGCGTGTATCAAAAGAAAAGATTACTCACACAGGGGTTGAAGGTCTTGGTATAGATTACGCAGGTGCAGATGTTGAGTCCCCGCGAGGGCCAACTGAAAACATCAATGATGACACGCTACCGGATTTTGACCCTGCATCGAGAGAATACAAAGAGAAAGACGCTACAACAGATAAAAAAGCAAAAGTTATTCGCACTACTGCGGGCGAAGAAGGCATCACAGACAACAAAGGAAATCTTACAATAACCAAACCGCGCGTTTGATATACTTGTAGCGCTTGAAAAGGTCGATGGCAATTCTTGCACCTTCTCCATCTTCACCCCTTGTTCTCAAGGGATTCGGTGATGATTTGGTTGTAGCGGGCTATGCATCAGTCGAAATGGTTGACAAGCAAGGCGACCTAATTACTCGTAGCGCTTTGAAAGAAGCATTTGGCGGATTCATGAAAGCAGAAGCATTCCGCAATGTGCAACTCGCACACTCTAACATTCAAGTAGGAACGGTAATTCCTTCTTACACAGATAGCAACGGTCGTGTTTGGAAATCCGAAGTGGATGACACAGGTATGTTCGTTGTTATTCAACTACGCGGGGATATAGAAAAGGCTCGCGAAGTTGCATCCGAAATCCGCAAGGGCAACCTGCGGTCGTTCTCAATAGGCGGTCAAGCCTTTGAGCGCGTCAACAAAAGCGACGCTACTCGCGGTGATTACCGCGAAATCCGTCGCATGGAACTCCATGAGGTCACGATTTGCGAGAAGGGTATTAACCCCGAAGCGCAATTTCGTATTCTCAAGGAAGACAAAGGTGATACTATGACCGACCCAATGAGCGAACTACAAAGCGTATTAGAAAGACTATCCAAGAAATTGGATGATGAAGAAGATGATGACAAAAAGAAAAAGGATGACGAAGACTCCGACAAAGGTTTTCCAATGGGTGATGATAAACCACCAATGGGAGACGATGAAGAAGATGACGCTCCTTTCCCTCCTAAAAAGGAGAAACCAAAACTCGACCTCGGACTCGGAGACGATGAAGAAGATGAAGATGACGAGACAGAAGATATGATGTATGGTGATGATATGACAAATAAAGCAGATGATATGATAACAATGGACTATCTTAATTGGCTTGAGCGAACTGCAAAGTCCAACGGACATGATATTGCAGATGCTCGCGCACATTTCGATAGCGTGAACAAAGGATATGGACCCGGACAATCCGGCTACGACCATAGAGGACAAGGTTCTCTTGAAGGAGCAGGTGAAGGCGAGTCCTCAAAAAGACCGAAACAAAATTGGGGCAGCGCTCCAAGCGGAAACAAGAATGTAATTAAAGGCGAAGATTTTATCATGCCCGAAAATGTTTCTCAATCCGATATTGAAGCCGCTTACGAAGTGTATAAGGCTGCATCAGTCGAACAACAATTCAAAGGCTCTCTCGGAGATTACTTCGCAGACCGCCTATCTAAAGAACAGCGAATTGCAAAGAATGAGAAAGCGCGAGCAAAGTTTGACTCCCGCAAACCTCTTCTTGAATTACAAAAGGCTGTTGTTGCACTTGATGAGCGCATCAGCCGCGTTTCATCCGGTAGTGGAGAAACACTCACTAAGAGTGTTTCGTCCACATCAGTTACAATTCCCGATACTACGGAAATGGCTAATATGTCGTGGGACGATGTTCACCGAATGGCCGACAAAGCATTGAGGGGAGAGTGAAATATATGGCACGAAATTATGTAAGAACAGTTCAAGATATGGAAAGATACTATTATGGTGGTGCGGCTCAAACAGGCTACACTTACTCAAGCGGTGACATTTTAAAGGCAGACAGTCCTATGATGTCAAGCACAGCAGGAACATACCAAGCAGTATATGGAAGAAAAGTTTGGTCGCAATTAAATCAAGAATTTAATGCATTTTCAATTCTTCCTAAGAAGCCGTGGGAAAGAAGCGGATGGCGTATTCTAACCGAGCGCGCTGAAAGCGGAGTCACAGGCGGTATTGCAGAAAACGGAACACTACCGGACACCAAAAGGCCGGAGTTCCTTCATGTTGCAGCAAAACCAAAGACCATTGCGCATACTTTTGACTTGTCCGAAGTAAGCATGTTCTTGTCCGATAAGGATGACGGTCTTGGAGATGTTCGCCAAGTTCTCAAAGAAGAGATGGGTAAGCATCACGCTGAAATGGTTAACAAAATGCTTCTTGTTGATGTTGACACTCCTGCCGGAAACAACTTTGAATCCCTTGACCGTCTTACATCCGACCCGGATAAGATGACCACAGGAACAAGCCATGTAAGCGCAACTACTGACCACGACATGTATTCTATTACTCGCGACGGAAGCAAAGATTTCCATAGCGCAGAAGTAGATGTTGCAAGTGCTAACAGAAACCTATCACTAAACCAACTTGATGGACTATTCCAGCAAATTTGGACTCGCGGTGGTAATCCAAAGGTTATGCTAACAGGATATGATACGCTTATGCGCGCTCAACAATTGTTGCAATCTCAACAAAGGTTCATGGATTCCAAGAGAATCACTCCTACATATTCCGGTGTGAAGGGTGTTCCGGGTATTGAAGCAGGATTTATTGTTGCTACATACAATGGAGTTCCTATTATCCCAACAAAGGATATGCCGGATGAAGGTGCAAGTTCTCTATCTCGTATCTATTACCTTGATACTGATTACTTGTGGTTCCAAACTGCAATACCTACACAATACTTTGAGTCCGGTATCGAAACCGGCGACCCATTCGCGATTAACAGGCTCGGCCAAGAGGGGCTTTACAGAACTATGGGTGAACTATGGGGAAGTTTCTTTGGTGCAAGCGGTTCAATTCGCGACCTACAATGAAGGAGATGATGAAAGATGGTAGCAACAACAACAACAACAGAAAATGGAATTAGCATTAAGGTAGCCGACAGCGATTTTACGCTTGTTGACATTCTTGCTGATATAGACTTGAGACAAGGAACACCTGTCGATGAAACAACATGGCTCGGTGCGTCTTATCCGGGTGATGGAGCGTTGACTGATTCATTCGGTCCTCAACAAACAGACCGAGCAAACAACGGAGGCCCACGATTGGTAACTTTTACAGTAAATGTCGTTCAAGCGGCAACCGTTGAACCTCTATTGTTTTCAGCAGGTGCTTCAAAGATTCTCGGAATTATCGGGTATGCTTCGGCAACTGCCGCAAAAGATGTGACAATTACAATGACTAACACAGGTTCTTTCGGAGCGACAACTGCCACAGACGAAGCAGACGAAGCACCCCTCTCAACAGGGGCGGCATTACCTTGTCTAATCATTGATTCCGAATCTGCGAATCAAGTAGTGCAAGTGACTGTTCTATTGCTCGGTGCATGAGGTGATTCCTTTTGCCGACTGTAATTTACAAAGGTCCGCATAAAGCGGGTCGTAATATGGGTCGTTTAGGGTTTTGGACTTGGGGCAAAGCAGAAAGCAAAACGCAAGAATGGGTGGACCATTATGCAAAAATGCTTGTTGGAGACTTCTTAGTGGATGGTGTGCTTTTCGCATTACCTGTTGCTAAAGAAGACGAAGGTAATGACGGTATTCCCGACATGAAGTGGACTAAGGGCGACATTATGACTTGGATGGACGATAACGGCGTAGAATACGGCGCGTTGAACACCAAAGCAAAGTTACTCGCTAAAGTCCAAGCACACCTTAACCCACCCGAAGATACCGAAGACTCTATGAGCGAAGGCGATATGGATAACACAACAGGAGATGAAGAATAATGGCATTTACAAGCGATAACAGACCACATGTATTAGGCGATTTAATAGCGATTACCGGAACAGTAGCGAACGGCGACACAACCGTTGACCTTAGTGCTTTCATGACAGAAATACTCATGGCACAAGTTCAACCTTCACACGCGTCGGGAACTGCAAGTGTAGCGAAAGTAGCAGGAACAACTGTTTCCTTCTCGGATATTTCACACGCGTCCGGTGGAACACTATTCGCACTTGGTAAGAGATAAGGTGATTCGCCTTGTCAACTACTAAAGTGTTTGAATTTACCCCTAATGAGGGGACTGATTTAACATCCGGTAGCGGTGTAATGGGAGCAATAGGACTTTGGGTTGCAGATAAAACAGTCACAGGTCTAACATCTTACACTTTACAAGGGAATCTCTATGTCATAGTTATCACCACTTGAAGGTGAACGACATGGCAGGATTAACACCTAAAGACATTCACAGAATGGCTAAACAAGGTTGGTCGCAAGACGAAGGTGACCGTGTTGACCCTAATCAACGCGATAAACTGAAAGGTGTTATCAAAAAGCAGAACACTCGTTCGCGCAACATCCGTGATGTGTTAAACATTGGTAGCGGCACTCGTTGTCGCCATTGTGGTATGCTTCACTTTTGTTATCTTGAAAGATGCGGGGCTTGTAGCAAACCAATGGAATATAATCTTGGTAAGGTCGAGAAGGTGATATGATGTTCAGTATTCTTCTCAAAAACGACCCTGCTGAAATTGGCAGAATGCTTGCAGAACAACAAGCAAAGCGAGAGCAACAAAAACAAGCAGATTCACAAC